TCTCCGCTTTTTGCAGGACTTCCACTTACGCCTTGCTGTCCAAATCTTATTACTTTCTCCTTGCCATTGTCACAAGCCTTTACTATGTGTGACTTCTTTGGGTGGGATGGTGTTGCCTTTGGTTTATTACAAGGCATTTCGCTTTTCTTTACCTGTTTTGCCATTTTTATGTGTTATTTTACAAAGTTAGTTATTATCTCCGTATATTCCAATTATGTTGTTAAACATCTCCCTCATAGCTATACCATTTTCTGCCTTGAAGGTGTCAAAATTCTTTACTAAACTTCTTACAATTTTTAACTTCTCATACACCTCAACAGCTGATACTTTTATGTACTTGTATCTTATAGGCAGTTCTTCCACAAGAGTTAAATAGCTTTCTCCATACCTTTCCTTTAGTCCAATAGTATATCCCTGCTTGTGCTTGTCAGAATATTGATTGCAGTCTGACTTAGCGGAATGTAAATTATGTAGGTTGTATCTTATTGAGTGATTGCTTCCTACTCCGTTGAAATGAGCTGCATCGATTTGATTTCCAAATGGTTTTCCGCAGTCAATACATAAAGTATATCCAAACTTAGCGTCTATCATTCGGGACAGCTTGTTAATCTCATTCTGCAACAATCCCTTGTACTTCTTTTCGTGAACTACTGGCAACAATTCATTTCTTTGTGCGTTCCAGTCTTTTTTATCCTTGTCAGCCACTTGCTTCTTTGCCTTCTCAATCTTCTTAGCTATTACCTGCTGACCTGCCTCTGTTTCTGTCAACCAACGAGTGTAATGACTTTGACTGATGTGCTTCTGACCTAACCCTGTTGGTGTAAACTTCTCACCACAAGGACATAGACAAGTCTTTTGCTTAGGAGTCTTTTGTTTTATTGTAGAGTTCATTACTTACATCTTATTGCTAACTTGGTTGTAAATCCGTGCTTGCTGTCTAACATCTTAAACCCTTGCATCGGCTCTTCAGGTAACGCCTTTATATACATTGCGTATGGACCAAATCCTATACCGCTTCCGTTTACTAAGCAGTCCTTAGTTGCCTCCCAAAATTGATGGTAGTGACCCATAAAGTTATAGTCTGCCTGTATCTGTTGGTTCATCTTGCCTATCGCCTTTATCAAAGGTATTGTCAACCCTCCAATCCCTCCATTGAACTTGATTGAGTCACCGTGGAATGTTCTTATTACCTTGTCAAACATTTTTAGGTAGTTAAACTCTCCATTGGCAATGATAAAGTTAAACATCTTGTCGTTGCTGAAGTAGTCTGCTATGTCTTGGTACATCATCCACTCGTAAGAGTTTTTGTAGCCACTCGATATTCTTGGCTTCTGTGTTGTCCTACCGTGGTTGCCATAGTTACACGCTACTGTTATCTTCTTAAACCTTCCGTGCCTCTTGTAGAAGTTTAATGCTGTGATTATCTTCTCCTTTGCAAACCTCGTAGCTTGTGTTGGACTTAGATAGTTGTTCTCTACCAACTCCTCGTGTATGTATCCTGTTATGAAGTCACCCCCTAACCAAATTACTATCTGCTCAATGTCTGTAGTGTGTCTTTCCTTTGCTACCAGCTTTAAAGAGTTTTGAATGCACTTGCTCCACCTCTCTGACGCTATCTCTAAGTTGTACTCGTTTAATCCGTTGATGGTGTGAGCCTCTACCTTTTCCTCAAAGTGCCAGTCAGATAATGATATGATAGGAACGCCCTCGTGCTTGTCGTTCTGACTTAACAATGGCTCTATTTCGTTTATCTGTACTTCTTCTTTTATCTGAACTAATGCGTCAAACCTTAGATTAGCCATCTCTAACTCCTTTAAAGATGCTTCGTACTTCCTCTTGAACTCGCTATGCTCTGCCTTTATTCTTATTAACTTTAAGTCGTCCTTTATTATATCCTCAACTGGCTTTTTTACTTTCTCTGCCTTTGACTTTTCCCCCTTTACAGTCTTTTTTCTCATCCAAGCATTCCACATCCAAATGTAATTCTTAAAAGAACTATCAAGCAGGTAGCTTTTTCTTTTTTTGTATTTTTTAAGAAAAAACTCCATATCCAAAGGCTCTTTCATTGACAATAAGTCTTGCTCTACGTCAATTCTTAGTTGGCTTTTCTTCATTTTACAGTTTTTAAGGTGTCTTTATCGGATGTAATCTCAAAATCGTAATGGTCTGAAATCTCTGTGCCGAAAGCTAATGTGTAGGATACATCAAATTTTGACATAGTTATACCTACAACTATTCTTTCATTTTGCTCTGGGTCTGTCTTTAAGAATACTAATTGCTCTATCTGAAAGTTTATTTTTTGTTTCATAGTTCAAAAGTATTTCTTAAATCAATCGACAATGTTAATAATTAATTATCATTTATCCAAAAATATTCCATTGTCGTGCAATAAATCAAAAAACTTACTTTGATAGCTTTCTGTTAATTCACGTTCCTTCTCGGTAAGGTTTCCATTGTACTTCAACTCATCTCTAAAAAGTTGCTTTATATCCCACAAAACTGCATACATAGCACCTGCCTTTACTGCAATTTCAAAATCTTCTCTTTCGTCTGGTAAATTAAATTTTAGTGTCGCTTCCATCGTTCATTAAATTAGTTTTTAGTTGTTAACGTATTGTTTTTAATACATATTTCTGCAAATATAAACCCTTTATTTGATATCGGAATATAGAATAATCTATTTAGAATAAATATAAATAGTTGAAATATATTTTGTAGTTCAGAAAATTGTTTTTATGTTTGCAGCGGCTAAAAAATCAATGATGAATATAAATTATAACATAACATTATTAAATCCTTAAGAGGGGGCTGTATTTCTTTGTGCAATCGCTGCACTATTCATACATTGTTTTAGCCGACATCCCCCTCTTAAGGTATTTTTATATATTATGGACTTCTTAGAAAAAGACTTAGAACAAATTATTTTTGATGCACATGATGAAACTCTACATAATAGAGGTCTTTATTTGTATGGAACAAAAAAAAGACAGCTAAACATTGGGAACTATGGAATAGCTGATATTGTTTCATTTTGCAGAGCAAGGCATCCAAGTGGTAGTTATCTTATAATTACAATAGTTGAATTAAAACAAAAACAAATAAATGTCGGAACTTTTCTTCAAGCAATAAGATATGCCAAAGGAATAGACAGATACCTTAAAAAAAGGAATTTTTCTTTTCAAGTTAAATTTGAAATAATGTTAATAGGAAGAAATATTGACACAAGTTCTTCTTTTCCATATATTTTTGATTTTTTTAACAATAGAATAAACGATAAAAATGCAACAAGAGTAAGTGGATATACATACGATTATGATATTGATGGAATTTCATTTACAGAGGTTAATGATTATAAATTAACTAAGGAGGGATTTTAATATGGCTATATTTAGAAAAATTCACACATCATTTTGGAGCGATAGTTTTATAAGTGATTTAGACAAAGACAAAAAACTGTTTTATTTATACCTTTTGACAAACGAAAGAACTCGACAATGTGGGGTATATGAAATAACAAAAAAACAGATTTCTTTCGACTTGGGATACAGTATCGATACAGTATGTAAACTGTTAGATTACTTTATTAAAACTGGAAAAATAAGGTATAATGACACTACAAAAGAACTTGCCATTGGAAATTGGCTGAAATTTAATTCAAGCACCTCTCCAAAGGTTAAAACCTGCATTGATAAAGAGTTTCAGAGTGTTAAGGATACTGTATTGATACAGTATGTAAAGAGTATGGATACCCAATCGCAAGAAGAAGAAGAACAAGAAGAAGAAGAAGAAGAAAGAGAACAAGAAGTAAAATTTTCTTTTTTAACTGCGATTTTAAATTCTGAATACATTGCAGTTTTAAATTTGTGGTTGCAGCACAAAAAAGAAAGAAAAGAAAACTACAAACCAACAGGGTTAAAAACACTTGCTACGAAAATAAAAGAAGATTACAAAACAGTTGAAGATTTTGAATCGGCAGTTAAATATTCAATTTCAAACAATTGGGCTGGGATTTACCCCCCAAAGAAACAACCTCAGCAACAAAGCAGTTTTAACCCAAGCAAAATGGTTTACTGATGATAGTTTTTGACAAAGACACCAAGATTGAGTATGACATTGACATCCAACACGCAGGTGAAAACTATATGCGCTGCCCTGTATGCTCCGATGATAGAAAAAAGAGGCACTTAAAATGCTTCAGTTACAACACAGAAAAGCAGTCTGGCAAGTGCGCCCATTGCGATGTAGTACTAATCAAAAAAAATGAAGAATTTGTGAAACGTGAAATAAAGCAATATAAGACACCCATTTTTAAAAATGATACCCAACTATCAGACAAGGTGGTAAAGTGGTTTAGAGATAGGCAAATTAGCCAAAAAACGCTATTAGAATTAAAAGTTACAGAAGGACTTGAGTGGATGCCTCAAACACAAAAGGAAGAGAACACAATTCAGTTTAACTATTTTAGAGATGGAGAAATTGTAAACACCAAGTATCGTGATGCAAAAAAAAACTTCAAACTTTTCAAGGATGCCGAGTTGATATTTTACAACATTGACTGCCTAAAAGAAAACAATGAGGTGATAATAGTTGAGGGTGAGATGGATGCCTTATCTCTTTGGGAGTGTGGATTTAAAAATGTTATCAGCGTTCCCAATGGTGCTAACCTCAACAGAAACAATCTTGTCTACCTTGACAACTGCATTGATTTATTTTTAGCAGACACAAAGATAATCCTTGCACTCGACAACGATAAGGCTGGGAACAACCTTAGAGATGAGTTAGCAAGACGTTTTGGATTTGAAATGTGCAGCAAGGTGACTTTTAAAGACTGCAAGGATGCTAACGAGTGCTTGTTAACTTATGGGACTCAGGGAGTAGCTGAATGTATAAAGAACAGAGAAGAGTATCCATTGGAGGGAGTGTTTAGTGCTAAAGATATTGATGCTGAGATAGATGACTACTACTACAACGGACTTCCAAATGGTGCAAAGCTAAACATACCGCAGTTAGATGAAAGGTTAGAGTATCACTTAGGTTACTTGTCTGTAATAACAGGAATACCATCACACGGAAAGTCAGAGGTGTTAGACTTTATGCTTTGCAAGCTTTCTACATTGTCAGATTGGAAGTTTGCCTTATACTCTCCTGAGAACTATCCATTGCAACTGCACTTCAGTAAGATAGCAGAAAAGTTAATTGGAAAGCCATTTAGCGGAAGCGGTAAGATGAATGAAATGGAGCTGAGGTTAGCAAAGGAGTTTTTTGACAATCATTTTTACTTTATTAAGCCAGAAAAGAATTTTGCTTTAGATAACATACTTGCATCTGTAAAGTCTTTGATAAGAAAGAAGGGTGTAAATGCTTTTATTATTGACGCTTGGAACAAGTTAGAGCATAACTACGACAACGAGTCGAGGTATATCTCAAAGGAATTAGACAAGATTACAATGTTTACAGAAACAAACCACGTTCATTGCTTTTTAGTGGCGCATCCAACAAAAATTCAAAAGGACAAGGTAACTGGAAAGTTTGAAATCCCAAACCTGTACTCAATAAATGGCTCTGCCAATTGGTACAACAAGGCTCATAACGGAATAACTGTTTATAGAGATTTTGAAACAAATAAGACTTACATATACTTCCAAAAGATTAAGTTTAAGCATTGGGGTTCAGTAGGACACGCAGAGATGACTTGGAACGGAAGGAATGGAAGATACCACTCGCTAACGTCTGATGATTCAAATTGGCTACTAAAGGAGCAGCCACAACAAACCATCCCACTTGAACCAACCATCAAGCCAAACAATGACTTTACCCAGCCAAACATACAAGTCAACAATGGAGGCTTTGTACCGAGGGAGGTTGACGAGTCTGAACCTTTCTAATTTAAATCAATTCTAAATAACAAAAAAGATTTTGATAATATAAGTTGAAACATTAGTTTTGTAGTATGGAAAATGTAATATTATTAATTGCAACTTTGATAGTTGTTACGGAGTGGATATTTAAACCTCGACTTCATTTTTCAAGAGGTCATCTGTACTTACTTTATGGCAATATTGCAATGAGAAAATTTTTAAAAATATATTAACAATGAACTGGAAAGAAATAGAAGAAGAATTTAAAGAAAAATTCCAAAGTGCATTTTCTTATGTAGTTTTTCTGTGGTTAAAAGAGCGTATCGAATCAGATATTAGCGTATCGAATCGTATACCGCCATTAACCGAAGAAGAAAAGAATGAGTTTTACACAACAAACATAACCGCAGATATAAAGCCTAACTATGGAAAATAGAATAGAACATCCATTGCCAGAAGGTACTCATATAGAGTTTAAGTCAGATAATTTATTTACAATAGGAACTGTATCTGATTATAACTCATACGGATTTAATTATGTATATGATGTAGTTGACAATAAAGGACGACATTACAATGTAAGAGAAGGAGATATTTTTGCAGTTCTTAAACCCCAGACTAATAAAAATGAGGACATTGGCGACAACGTACATCAAGCAACTAAGGAAATGGTAAACCATCCTGCACACTATGGAGGAGATAACCCTCTTGAAGTGATTAAGATTATTGACCACTACAAGCTACCTTTCTCTTTAGGAAACACCATAAAGTATGTGTTAAGAAGTGACAGCAAGGGAAATAAGTTAGAAGACCTAAAGAAAGCCGCTTGGTATTTACAGCACGAGATAAATAAACTTGAAAATGTATGAGACTTGTGCTGCCTGTAATGTACTATAAGGGAGAGGCTGCCTACAAGATAGACAATGGAATATCATTAGATATGACAGACTTTGTTGTATGCAACGCAGTATTTTATAACATAGAAACTATAGAGTCAATACAAGGAATTATAGACCAATGCATAGCTTCAAATTCAGGTGGAGAGTACAGAATAGCATTGTCAATGAAGGAGTTGGATAAAAAAATTATGCAAGAAAGAAAATCAATGTTTTATGGAGAGAACTAAGAGATATAGAGAGACTATGACACAACTATTCTGCACATCAGTAAGACAAAAGTTAAACCCACTATACACCAAGGAAGACATTATAGCTGGCATAAAAGAGATGGGATACAACACAGTAGAGGCTATGTACTACTACAACATTATTGAGGAGGTAAAGAAAAGAGGAATGATGCAAAGGAATGGAGAGGACGATTAACTTCACCACAGCAGAACTGATAGAGTTCTTTAGGGAGTTGAGGTCACCAAGTAGACTTGAACGCCACATACTAAGAACAATAGCAGCGACAAGGAAGGCAGGGATACATAAACTTGAGGCAATGATAGGTCAGGGTGCAATAAAAAGGGAGCTGTTTGAAAAGATTAAGTTAGCAGTAGATAATCCACAATTAAAAATAGAAATAATATGACACAGAAACAATCAGTAATTGAACTATTTAAGTCAGGTGAGGAGG